TCCGTCTCCAGCCTTCGACATTCCCGCCGACTTCGGCAGCTACGAGGAGAATCCAAAGCTCTTTGCGCAATGTTTCATCAACACCTACGGCCCGCACGGTTATGATGCGTGGCTGAAACAAAAAGCTTTATGAACGAGACTGACACCCAAAAGCGCGAGCCTTTAACCGAGTCTGAATGCATTGACATTGCTGAAATCATTGCGCGTAGATCGCATGAAGTTGAGTCGTTTACTAAAGTTTGCCAAGATCACGAATTGAATCCGCCTCAATGCGTATCAGTGGCCTTAAGCCGAGAATGCGGAAGACTTAGATCACTCATGAATCGAGTCTGCGAACATCAACTTTCAATTAAAAACCCACGTAGACCATGAGAAATCACACCATCAGGCGCGCATTGCTCTTTGAGGATTGGCCGCTTCTATACACGGCATGGAAGGTTGCGCGTGATGTTATTACAGCATTTAAAGCGCATCAAAAGCCTGTGAAATACGGCCCTCCGCCATCCTATTTCCTCACTTGGATGAATATCCGAAATACTTACATTTGCGGTAAATCTCGATCCCTTGGGCGCTTTCGTGCGCTCACTTGGAGCGTTTACCCATACGAGCAAGGAGACATCAAACCAGACTACACATGAGCGACACCATCGAAACACCCACACCGGAAACCGTGCTAGCCACTCAATCGGCAGCAGAAAAACCAATCGAGCAAGCGCCAATCACGCCAAGTTTAACACCTCGGCCCGACTACATTCCAGCCAAGTTCTGGGATGAAGGCAAAGGAGAGCCTAAGCTTGATCAGTTGGGAGCGAGCTACATCTCACTTGAGAAGGCATTTAGCTCTAAGCGTGAAATCAAGAAGCCTGGAGAAGGCGCAAAACCGGAAGAGTTGGCAGCGTATCAAGCCGAGGTTCGCAAGATCACAGGCGCTCCTGATACTGCCGAAGGCTACGGCTTGAAAGCTCCTGAGAATCTGCCGGAAGGTGTCGAATGGAATGCTGATTTAGCCAATAAAGCCGCGTCCATCGCGCATAAATACAGTGTGCCGCCTGAAGCTTTGCATGAGCTAATTGCTCTTAATAATGAGTCCATTGGCGGAATGGTGACAGCATCGGCGGAAGCTCAGAAGGCGCAACGTGATTCAATGATCGCCGGACTGAATGCCGAGTGGAAGGACCAAGCGGCGAACAACTGGCAACGCGCAGCCCGTGGAGCCGTGGCGCTTGGGATTGACATCAACACAAGCGAGCTGGCAAACAATCCCGAGTTCATTAAGGCCGCTTTGACCGTTGATAAGATGATTGGCGAAGATGCGAAACTCATTGGCGGCGAATCTGCGCAGGCTACTTATGAAGAGCGCATGGACAAGATCCGGCAGTCAGACGCTTACCAAGGCAAGCTCGGACCCGCTAAACAGGAAGAGGCGGCGGCAAATATGCGCAACCTTTTCAATGCTTCTAAGGCTGCTTAAACACCTTCTCCAGCCCCAGACATGCGAGCGGCCCTTTAATCGGGGCCGCTTTTTTTGTGCCTTTTGACAGTGAGCACAGGAACGATTGGCATCATTATTCAGAGTCGCTCAACGTGCTTTTGAATCTCTGCAATCACCGAGTCAATCGGTGTAGCCGTGGTGTAATAGACAATCGGTAACCCGTAGGCCTTGTATTTGCGATTTTGGCGAGTTTTCTTTCCATTTCTAAGCGCGTTTGCATCATTGTTTTTCACTTCAATGATAACGGCTCCATGATGACCATGAAAAATAACGAGGTCAAAAAAACTTCTTTCGCCATCAAATAATGATGTCACTTCACCGCGAACATCAAAGCCAAGCTTTTTCAGGCAAAAATATAATTCTGCCTGCATTTCAAATTCAGACTGTTTAACTGGTTGGTTTATAAGAGCATTCACTTCGGGTAATGGTGAGATTCAGCAACGGCACAGAGTTCCCCTTTGAAGGAACCTGAGCCGTAAACTTTCTTCGGTATAAAGGAGCCGATTCGAGCTTTAGACACCCCTTGCGGGACCGCAACTGCTACGGGCCTTCCACGGCATAGAGCAGAGTTTTATCGGTAGTATCGTTATTTGCTTTCGCCTGAATTGCAGTCCGGCGAATCCGTTCTCTAACTACTTGCTTTCATAGCGTCCTTTTCAGGGGAGGTTTTGATGATCTATATTGATCTAAAGCAAGCAAAACGCAAAAGGCCGAACTGGTTGCAGCAGTTCGGCCTAAGCGGGTTTCACTCCGGTGGACGGATCACTCCTGCAACGGGTGAAGCCTATTTGAATCTGCCCGAAAATAGAACGTCGGCAAGAATTAACAAGAGGAATTTTCACCCGTTCTCTCATTTTTGAGAGTCTTCCCATTCTTTAAAGATCCGCGATAGCGGCACGCCGCAAGCGTTGGCGTATCTTGTCAGCGTAGAAAGGCCAGCATTGTCAGCACCTCCGCATTCAAGGCGGCAGACAACGGAGCTATAAAGGCCGGAAACGTTGAAGAAATCCTCAAGAGTCATATCCGCCGCCTTCCTGTATTTCTTGAGATGCGCGGAAAAGCTGCCGTCCGGCGCGCTCCTTTTAGCTTCAGCTAGTGCGTCTTTAGCTTTGGCGAGTTCCTTCTTTGCTAATGCAATGCGGTCTTTTTGCGTCATGGCTCAATTACGCCCAATGGCGCAAGCGATTCAATACGCAAGATAAGCGCTCAAAAACTTCATTCTTATTTTTGAGAAAAAAGAACTTGCGCTGAATTCTCATTTGTGAGAATCTGGAAACGTTGGCACCCGAAAGGATAACGCCAGACACCGGATAACGAGGCCCGCAACGCGGAGAACCTAGGACACCGAGAAGCATGAACTTCCCTCGCTGGCTCCAAGAGTCGGCAAATCCTCAATCCCTCAATACCTCGCTAATATGGCTGACATTCAAGAATTTTATCCTACAGAGTTCCAGCGGAACTTTGATCAGGCGCTCCAGCAAATGGACGCACGCCTCGCCACTGCCGTTACCCGTGCTGATTTCACTGGTAAGAAGAAGTGGTTCAACCTCGCAAGCGCTCGCAGCTTCTCCAAGATTATCACCCGTAAGGGCGATACTCCAGACGGTGAGTTCGACGCCACTAAATACTGGCTCACGCAGTCACCTTGGGAACTTGCCACCGTCTTTGATGAGTGGGATGAGCATTTCTTGGGCTCGATCGTGCTGCCGACATCCGACACTGTGCAGTCTCACGCTATGGCGCTGAATCGCACTCAAGACGATGTTATCATCAGCGCTCTCGATGCTACTCGCTACATCGGTGAGGATGGTGTCACCACTGACGCCTTCCCTTCGTCTCAGTCCATCGCTTCCACCTACGCAGAAAGCGGCAGTGCAAGCTCCGGTCTGACAATCGCCAAGCTTCGCCGCGCCAAGTATCTCATGGACGTTGCCGAGGTGCCGCCTTCCGAGCGTTATCTCGTTTACGGTGCTCAGCAGGTCAACGATCTGCTCCGCACTACCGAGCTGACGAGCGCCGATTACAACACCGTGAAAGCTCTCGTGGACGGTCAACCTGGATCATTCCTCGGATTCAAGTTCATCGACTCCCAGCGCTTGCCAGTTGGCACCGTTGCAACCATCGCAGACGTTCGCTCTTGCTTCGCCTTCCACAAGTCGGCCATCAAGTTCAGCCTTCAAGGCGTTGCCACCAAAATGAACGAGCTGCCACATAAGCGTCACTCTCTCCAGATTCGCTCGATTGCGATGATGGGCGCTGTCCGCACTGAGAACGCTAAAGTTGTTCGCATCTACGCAGACGAAACTCCTTAACCTGAATTGAAGGGGGCGGTGTAAAAGCCGCCCTTTTCTCAACCCAAACATTCAAGACTTACTTTTATGGCTGCTCTCACAAACTCCTCTCTCTTCACGGCTCAAGCCGCTGCTCTGCTCGATGGCTCCGAACGCCCAACGCGTTCACCATCGGCTCTCACTGGTGGCACTCTCAAGGCGCTGCTTGCAACCTACACTTGCACAGGCTC